CGCGGTATTGCGCCCCTTTTTCCACGGCCACCCGCGCCATCAGGCTCAACACTTCGGGAAACTGTTCGGGCGGCACGTCTTTGTAGCCGACCTTGAATTTCGATTTGACCGCGCTCCACAAGGTAATCGCCAAAGCCTTTTGTTTCTCGAACGGCACGGATTGGATCAGAATGTTGTGCAGGGCTTTGACTTCCGCCTGTTGTTCGTGGGTCAGACCTGACGGCAGGGCTTTTATCGGTTTGGGTTGGATAGCTTTGGGATTGAAGTATTCGTTCAACACGCGGAAGCATTCGCGCTGGTAGGTCAGCAGGCGGGAACGGATTTCGGGTTTCACCCGCCGCGCATCGACGCCGAACAGCCAGCCGTTGAGGTAGTCAAGGGGGAGGCAAATCATCTGTTGTTCGCCACCGTTGGAAGGTGTTGCCATCATGGCAACGACTGAATTTAAAATTTCGTTTCGCTTGATTCTTCGGAATTGAGCATTCCATTCCAAGCCGATGTTTTCGCAAATCGGCTTCATGGCGACGTAGTGTTGGTTGTTATGGGAAAAGACGGGCACGGTTTGGCCGTGGAAAGAGATGTTTTGAACTTCGTTCATGATGGTTTCCTAGTTTGGTTTCGAAATGCCCGGAATGGGCGGTCGGGAGGTTCGAAAACCTACTAGAAAAGGCCGTGCTTATTCCCTGCCGAAGCAGGTATTGTATTCACAACCCTCCCGACCATAGGAAACCCTATCGAAACAAAACATCAAGGAAACTATGGACGTAAAAAATTCACGCTGACGGGGTGAATGCCGTTCTAGTAGAGGTTTTCGACGCCTCGTGTTTCGTAATATATCCAATCTTTCTATTTTCTGCAAGCATAAAAAAACCGCCATGTGGCGGCAAACCGAAAGGCCGCCTACAGGCAGCCAAAAACAAAAGGAGAAAATTGCCAATTTGCAACTTTCTCCGAAATATAGCAGTTTTATACCAAAAGTGTTTCATACTGTCAAGTGCAAAACAAAAGCAGCCCGCAGGCTGCGTGCAATATATTTTTAACTAGCAATTTATTGTTTGCAAATATATTACTTGCAATATATAATTTGCACATATTTCAACAGGAGAAAAGTAATGTCAAAAACTCAATCAGTAACAGGCCGTGCTATTGGTGGGAAAGTCAGAGCAGAGAAAATGACACCGGAGCAACGCAAGGAACAGGCGGCTAAAATGGTAGCTGCTAGGCAAGCTAAAGCAGCAATGCCGAAAGTGATTCACAAGAAATTGCCTTTAATATTAGGAGATGTTCAGATTCCATGTGCCGTTATTCAATATCCAAATGGCGAAGTAAAGCGCGTTTTGACTGAAAACGGTATCCTGACAGCTATCTACGGCAAAGCAGGGATGGCATCTGGCGCTTCAAAAAGAGGCCGAGAAAAAGCGTTGAACAACGGCATGGCCCCTATGCCGTTATTTCTATCCCCAGAACGACTTAGACCACTGATTCTAGAAGATAAAACGTTATCGGCCCTACTGCTAAAAATAGAGTACATGGACGATAAGGAAATAGTCAGTGGATATGATGCCTCTATTCTGCCATCTGTCTGTGAGATATGGCTTAAAGCTAGGGATATGGGAATTTTGCAAAGCCAACAGTTAGGTCGAGCGCAAAAAGCTGAATTGTTAATGCGAGCATTGGCTCATATCGGCATTATTGCTCTTGTTGATGAGGCAACTGGCTATCAAGACGTACGAGCCAAAGATGCCCTTGCTAAAATCCTTGAGGCTTTCGTTGCAAAAGAGCTGCAGCCTTGGGTTAAAACATTCCCTTTGGAATATTATAAAGAGCTTTGCCGGTTGTATAACGTTCCTTTCCCTCCGCTTAAGAACAACCAATTCCCGCAGTTCTTCGGGCATATTACCAACAATGCCGTATATACCCGCCTTGCTCCAGAGCTACTGCCTGAGTTGAAAAAAGCGGCCAGCAAACAGGAGAAAAAAGCCAAACTACATCAACTTTTAACGCAGGATGTCGGGCATCCGAAACTGAAGGAGCACCTAGCTTCCGTCGTTACGTTATTGAAGTTAGCCAAAGATAAGGATGACTTCAGCCGTATGCTAGATATTGTCCATCCCAAACTAAATAACACCATACCGCTTGATTTGGGCGAGTAAAAAGCAGCCATCTCCTACATAAAGAACCCCCTGCGAATGCAAGGGGTTTTTTACTATTTCTGTTCGACCGAAACTTCTACTTTATTGTCTGTGATAACGCAATATGCCCGATAATCAATCTGCATTCCAAGCCCGTTTTTAGCCGTAAATCCACGGGTAACCAAGATATTGCCATTCGGATTTACTCCGGTTGCCGTGTCTAGGAGGTGCGGGTCAAACGTTCCGGGATGATTCAATTGAGCTTTAATTGCCGCATCACACTGACTGATGACGGCTGAATGATCAATCTCTTTATCCTGTTCAGCGGTTGATTTCCGGCCGGAATTAAGGTCGGCAGTAGATACAAAAAAGCGTTTGCCATTCCTGCAATCTACAAAGAAAACCATTTGTTTTGCTTTCGGGTTGCTGCGCGCATCTGAAATATCAACACTTTCTACCGCATCGCATGAATCCTCCCGGGCAACATGTTCGGCTATCCGTGGCAAATAACCATTCATTTCTTTGACGGCCTTCTCGCCCCACTGTTTGTACAACTTCGGATAAGTTTTCTTATCGTACTTAAATTCCCGCACAGATGGGGCTATTTTCCCATCAATACGCTGTTTTCTGGCCACCGCCTCTGCTTCGTACCGCTCAAGCTCCGCCTTGTCTGCGGCCGCCCTCTCTTCCGGCGTTAATTCCTTTTTCGACACAGCGCACATGGCAACAAATAGCAAGATAAAAAATCCACCTACTATTAGCTTGATTTTATTTAATCTTTTTCTTTTAACCGCAGAATTAGCTTGCCTTTGGTTGTATTGCTGCCGCCGCTCTTCTGGGTTTTGAGGTTCATTATAAAGGGCGACCTTTACCGCTTGCAGGAATGCGTCGTTCTTCTCCACCAGCATTCGGCGGCCATCAAAAAACACAACCTCTATCACGCCGCCGTCCTGCACCTCATAACCTTCAATATCAAGCAGCGCAACCTTGCCACCACGAAAAAGAACAATACAATCTTTTTTTAAGACGGCTTTCCCTTTATGAAAATCGCCAGCCAGTATGTTGATATATGCCATTTCCCCATCTTTCATTAAGAAGTGTTAATTTCCGCAATCATACCGCAACCGTAAAGAAAATCAAACCTTCTCAAACAGCAAATCAAAATCGTCCCCTGCCGCCTGCCGTATCGCCCCATACCACGCAGCCAAGCCTAAATCCGTCTGCGAATGCAGGGCCTGCTCGCCGCGCCGCCTGATTTCAGCCTGCAAGCGTTCCTCGTAGGCTGCCTGCGACTTCGCACCGATGCCGAATGAAATACGGACGGCCTCCTGTTGCGGCGCATCCACCTTCGCCCACGCCTGCAAAGTCAGAAACATGGCATCTTCGCCGTATCTCAAACCGATTTCAGGCTCATGCGGATAAACTTCCTCCCCCATATAGCGGCTTTCGATGCTCAAGCACCGATTGCGGCTGCGCGTATCACGATAACGACGCTCAAAAGCCCGCGCCAAGTCGTTCATAAATTCAAATTCTTGCTGATTCATAGCTTGATTAACCCTTTTTCATACAACAAAACCAAAGTCCTCATTACCCCTTCTGCGAAGGCCGTCTGAATTTCCCCTTCCGCACAATCCGCCTTCAGCCGCCCGTCGGCCAAATCGTGACAGCGCGAACAGGCATACGCGCCCATAAAGTCGGGCGGCTTGATGCCCGTGCCGCAATAGCCCGCCAAGCGGTAATGCGCGAAAACCGTCGTTTCCGGATCATGATTGCAAATGCCCGGGAAACGTATCTGACAACGCTCGCCGCGTGCCGACTGCGTAATCTTGCTCATCCGCCCATCTCCATCATCTCCATAGCCGCCCGTTCAGCGGCCTCCTCCGACTCAAACTTGGACGACAGCATCATGTTCCAAGCCACCTGAAAGCAGTCCCGGTAAAACCGGTTGAACTCCTCCTGACCCATACTGTGGAAACTGATGCTTTTCGCCTCCTTGCGGTAGCCGTCCGGCGTCTCGTAAACATCGAAATACCCCGCCTCAATCGTCAGCCACTTGCGGAAAGCCTCCATACTTTGCAACACCGCGCCGATTCTCTCGCCCCGCTTAGCCGCCACCATCCGTACAAACTCGTCGGCAAACTCCAAAAACAGCCCGCCGCTCGAATGCATGGCCTCAAGCCGCCGCGCGAAACCGCTGATCAGCTTCTGCTCCCCGTCCGTCACCAGCCCGCCCGACGGCACCCAGTATTCATACGCCAAAGGCAGCAACCCGCCGAAAAACAGCTTATGGTGCTGATAACTGCGGTTGCCCATCTGCTTAATTTCCACCTTCAACTGCCGCCCGGCGGCATAATCCCGCAACAATTCCGCATCGTATGCCGTCGCCGGTGCAAGCGTTCCTGCCGGCGTTTTCACCACCGCAACATTTACCGCCATTTCAAATCCTTTCCCGGTCTAATTAGACTGCCGTCCGTTCTAATTAGGATTTCAGACGGCCTTTTTACCCTTGCGCCTCATCCTCTTTGCGCGGTTTTTCACAGTATTCAACCGCACCCCGCGGCTATTGATTACCCGGTCAATCGCACGGAAGGCCAACGCCAACTGTCTCAATTCATCACTGCTCATTCGCTTAACTCCACCAATACCGCCCCGCCCTTTTTCGGCGACGCGCGGTCAATCACAACCGGGCAAAACTCACTGTCATCGCATCCGACGGCAAGCGCGATTCCGTCCAAAGCGGCCTTCATGCTTGCGTGCAGGTTGTCCAAATCGCGCTTCCTCCTGTCGGGCGGCGTGAACACAATGCGTATTTTCCGCCCCCGAAACCCCCGCAAGCCCGCACCGACCGCCAACAGATACGCCTCGTTTTTGGCCGCCGCAAAAACCTTCGCCTTAGCCATACGGTGAATGCGCGCGTTGGGATTCAACCGCCGGTCGGGAAAAGGCAGCGACACGGACTTATCTGCCATTCCGCCTCCTCCGCACCTCTTCAACCACAATCACAACCAACCCCAACACCAGCCCGACAACCGCCGCACCCGTCAGCCAAATCAAACCAACTATTCCCGTCATTCCGAACCCTCTTCCATCCTGCCCGCCTCCGTACAAAGCACATCCATCACAAACTCCGTTACATCGTCGTGCATCGAACGGCTGCCGAATCCCGGCATCAACTTCAGGTTGTAGTAATGCCGCCCGTTGCGACTGATGACGGCCACCGGATGCCCCTTGCGGCGGCAGATTTGCCAGACAAACTCACCATAGCTGTTCACCGTGCGCAAATTGTTAAACTTGTGATACATCATTTCTCCCTCTCAAACCATTCAATCCGTTTTGCCACCACCTCTTCGGAGGCCGTCTGAAACTTTCCGCTCTCGCATACCGTGCGCCTGTTCAGGTACCGCCACTTATCCACCGTCGGACAGGTCAGGAAACCCGTCATCCCCTTGGCCGCCGCATCGCGGAAATCGGCATGGGCGCAGTGCAGGCAGGTTTCAGTATTCATAATCCGCAAACCTCTGATGATGGCCTTCCCATTTCAAATCCAATACGCCGCGCTCGCCATCCCGGTTCTTCGCAATAATCAATTCCGCCGTCTCCTGCGGCGCGTCCGAATCGTAGTAGCCCTCACGGTACGGCATCAGCACAAGGTTCGCGTTCTGCTCGATGCCGCCGCTGCCGCGCAAATCGGCCAGGCTAGGCCGTTTGTCTGCCTGCTTTTCCGTCGCACGGTTCAACTGTGCAACCAGAACGACGTGGATCTGAAGTTCCATCGCCAGCCGTTTCAGCCGTGCCGTAATATCGTCAAGCTCAGCCACCTCGTTTACACCCTTGCGCGGCATCAGGTGCAGGTGGTCTACGAACAGCACGTCCAGCCCCGATTTACGTTTCTCCACGCGGCAACGTGCTGTCAGCGTATCAATGCCCGCCATCTCCGTATCGATGGCAAATTTCCAGTTTTGCGATTTGCTCAGGTACAGCGTAAAGTTGTCCCGCTCCATCTGCGTCATGCGGAATTTTTTCAGACGGCCGTAGTCAATCCCGTATTCCGCCGCCGCACCGCGCTGAACCAACTCCACCGCCGACATTTCGTAGCTTTGGAAGCGCACGGACAGCCCGCTTTTTGCAAAATGACGCGCAATGTTTTCCGCTAACACGGACTTACCCATTCCCGGACGCGCCCCGATAACCGTCAGATTGCCGCGCTGAAGCCCGCCCGTTGCCTCGTCCAGCCCGTTCAGGCCGGTGGAGAATCCCAACATGCCGTCTGATTCGTTGATGCGGTCAAAGTGTTTCAACGTTGCCCGAAGCGCGTCCGTGTAACTCATTTCCTCGCTTCTGCCCGCCGCCGCCGTACTGATTTTGTCCAGCAGGGCAACCGCCTCCGCCTGCCTGTCGGCTATACTTCTGCCTTCGCGCTCGGTCGCCAGCCTTTCGATTTCTTCCGCCGCAAAGCGCAGTTCGCGCTCCGCCGCAAAGTCCGACACCAGCTTTGCATAACGCCCCACATTTGCCGCGGACGGCGTGTTTTGGCACAGGCCGATCAAGTAGGCCATCCCGCCCGTCTGTTCGTTCAGGCCGCGCTTCTCAAGCTCAGCATCCAGCGTTACCACGTCCACCGGCAAACCGTCCGCCGCCATCTGCATGGCCGTCTGAAAAATCAGGCGGTTCGGCAGGAAGAAAAACGCCTCGGCGGACAGGTCGGACAGCATGTCTGCCACCGTGTTGTCAATCAGGATTGCGCCGATAACCGACTGTTCGGCCTCGCTGCTGGCTAAGATTTCCAAGTTTTCCGCAGTCATACCATCCTCCCCAGCGGACGCAGTACGCCGCGTTTCGGATTAGGCTGCCCGTCCCCCGCACCATTGCCGCCCTGTTGCGGCTGGTTCAGTCTGCGGTGTGAAGGGTCTTTGGGTTTGACGGCAAACGCCCCTTGTGCCTTTTGGCGCGCCAGCAGTTGGAAAAACTTGTGTTCCCACATCGCCTGCGTCAAAACCTTGCCTGCCGCCTGCCAGTAGCTCGAAAATTCGGCCAACGCATCCGCTACGCGGCTGTCGGCAAGGCACGGGATTTGCGAACGGCGAAGTTTCGCGTCAAACGCGGTTTCGTCTGCAGGCTTCCAACCGTCCGCCATCGGAAATTCGTTCAAGTCTGCCAAACCGTCAGGCGAAGCAAAGCCGCTGTTGATGTGCTCCCCGTCTTCGGCGGCTTGGTCGGCAACGGCAATCCCTACATCTCCGTCTTTGTTACTACTCAGTACTTGTTGAATATCAGTATTTAGTAGTGGCGGCTCAGCCTGATTAGGCTTACCCT